GGCTAGTTGGGCTTTGGCTATGGCTCTTTTGTAGATATAGCTTCCACTACTAATATCCTTCTGATGGTTGGGGAGACTACGATAAGTCTCCATCTCTACTTCGCCTATCTCCTCATCTGTCAATAACAATTTCTGCTTAACCATCTTTAATCCTCCCCTTTATCCTTTTTATCTTCTCTATATCACAGGCAATTGTTTCGCCCATAAAGAGTCTTATGCTCGTAGCCATATCACAGGACATATTCACAAACTTCACGCAAGGAACCGTTAAGCGGACGTGATTGTTCGGGGGCTTGTTATCCCCTGATTCATAATGGGGGCATACCTCGCTTATTGGACAGTTTTTCATAGCTTTAACTAAATTGAGGCGTGCAAATCCAAGGCTAGCTCGCCCACTCTCCTTTGGCGCTTCGCCTCTATTCTAATTCTAGGCGTTCCCAAATCTTGGGGCGTGTAACCCTTCCTCTGAATATATCCACTATAAGAGATAAACCCGCCTGTATTGACAAAGAGCTTTCTTTTGATAGTTGTATAACACGGCTTGTGGAAGTTTATCTTGCTTCTCGGTGGCTCTAATATATTACCCCGATTTATGTTTTGGGTGTGGTCGTGGGAGATAACATACACATCAGCATTGGCTACACTTAATAGGTCTTGGGCTTTCTTAACCTTCGCCCCGATAGTCCTAGCCCCACCCCAACCGTGCGTAGCATAAATCCAGCACATTATATTATGAGTTCCCCCGTCAGTAGACAATCTAATTCCCACCATTCCCCCATCGGGCTTGTAGGGAATATCGCCCAAGTCATACGCTAGGCGAGCCGAGTAGTCAGCCCCCGACTTTTTGTAGATATTCTCCTCGTGATTTCCCCTTGTAACCATAAGTATCTTATTTCTTATCGGCGTCAATATCTCTCTGACTTGGGCATAAGCTGTGTCAGGAGTTACCAAATCATCATACAGCTCGGATACCGAGTCTTTAGTGGCACAGTTCATCATATCCCCGTTTACAATGGTGAACGCATTGTGCCTATTCTTTATCCATTCCACATAGCCTTGAATAACATCTATCGCTGCCTCTTTACATCCCAAGTGAAAGTCCGCTAGTGGCACAAGGTAAATCATCTGATACTGAACCAAGTCCTTTAGTATAACCTGCTGCTGATAACCCCTCACTTTACCTCCAGAGCTTTAATAGCTTCCTTAAACTTTTGATAGTCTGGTATTACATAGGTTGTTCCATCAAAGGCTTTTACCTCTTTGCTTATAGCTTTTAACAGCTTCTTGGCTTGGGCTTGGAGAATTTCCCCCACGTCAAGATTCTCCATACAGCCAGCTTTTTCATAGTAGTTGCTCCAATCTAACATAAACTCTTGCATCTATTTCCTCCTTATCAAATCCCAGATACAGATAATTATTTCAAGACCGAATGCTATCTGAGCCCTTATTAAATTAAGCATTATAATCCCCACTCTTTCTCTAGCAGATCCCAATATGTCTTATACTTCCGATAATAGCTAGGATTATCCCTCTTGTATCTCTCCACCACTTCCCCCATACCTGCCTTAAACGAGATTTGGGCTTGGGCACGGGCTACCTCACAAGCAACTGCCATCTGCTCCACCCCTGTTATGACTGGGGTGGAGATGGCTATTGTGTGGATTTGGTCTTCACTCATCACTGTATCCTCCCAGGTCCTAGCTTCCATCATTCAACTCCTTAATCCATTTCTTATAATACCTAAGCTCCCTCCGCAGTGTTGCGTTTTCGCTCCTCACCCTCCTAATTAACCTCTCAAGTATAGTGATTTGACTATGCCTATCATTTGATACGAGTTGCAGGTTTTCTATCCTATTATCACCCTTAATGTGGTTTCCGTGGTGGACTATCTCCCACGGATGAAGGCATCTGCCAAGGTGCTTTGCCATAACAAGGCGGTGCTCAAGAACATATCCGTTGCGTGATACCATAGAGTAAAAGAAGTCATCAGGATAGAGTCTCACGAGTATGTAACCAATTCGAGTCACAGACCGCCCGCCTTTCCAAAATGGGCATTTACTCCCTATTAGGCGGTTTCCTCGAGGGGCACAGTTAAGACACAGTTTGTTTTGTATTTCCCCCTTTCGTATTACTGACCAGCGCTCCCTGCCGCAATGCTCACAGGCAGCCCAAGTAAATAAGTGGGCTGGGGTTTTGCCGATTTCACGCCCCCTTTTGGTTTCTCCTAATATAGGCATAATTATAATCCTTTCCTAATCTTCCCTATGGCATCTTTATAGTAGCACAAAGTCGCTTGTTTGTCAATAGGATAATCTTTTCAGCTTGTCCTTAAAGTAGACCATAAGTGCCTCTAAATCTTGCGTGGTAAACTTCTTAATCTGCCTAGCCTCTTCCTCTATCTCCTCGTCAGCTCCCTCGCCATACATCTGAATAATCTTACGCCTGTATTCTAGTGTGTTTCCCCTCAAGTTGATGTTACAGTTATAACACTGGGCGTGCGTTCCTCTCTCTGAAAACAGATTGGCATTATGCCTACCAGAAACGAAATGCCCAGCTTGTAGTAGCTTGATGTGATACCTCTTTCCACAGGTAATACAAAGCCCCCATTCGGCACATCCAGTTGTTTCAAGGCAATCCCTAGTGCGGATAAACTTTGAGAACACCTCCCACACTTTCCTTTTAAGGCTAGATAGACTCTTAGTAGACCGTTTTTTCAATGGTGTCTTTTTCATAACTCTATATCACTCTCTACTTCCGTTTATACAATGCTAAAACTTTCATCCCCGTCAATTTCTCACAAAGCCATATAACTAACCTGTGCCACTTGTTACTTATTATCATAGTCTCAGGTTTCCACTCGTCATAGATAATAGTGTTCATTCCTCAACCCCCAGTTCTATATCCGACTCCGCTTCATTGCCAGTTTTCTATTCCCCTTGACTTAATTCCCACAATTTTATGTGGGGTTTCTATCTTATCAAAGGTGAACCATTCCAATGGTTCGTGTTTCGCTTCTTTAATTATGTCTTGTATATTAAATAGAGCCATTCTCGCAAGATTAAGCGGACAATACATCATCATATCATGGTGGCTGACTTCACAAATGGTAGTCTGTTCAACATCAAGTATCATCCCCTTCTCCTTTCAGCATATACTTTCATTTCATCAACTCCCTATTAGTTAGCTCCTGATATTCCCGTAATAACTCCCCGTATAATTCCCTCTCTTTCTGCGTGGCTTTGTTTAATACCATCTTGTCAGAAAGCTCACTTACTTTGTCTTCAAGCCACACTCTATTCCTGCGTCTTTCCATTATTTGCCCCCCCTATAAGTGGCTCTATAGCCCTGTAGTAACCCCCCCGTATGTAGTCCCACTGCTTACCCTTGTCAATCACTACACCCCATTTAGTCAGGTGGAGTCGAGCCTCATCGGCTTCCTCTGCAACATCAATGCCCTTACCATCTACCCCCTTTCGCCAAGCATCCACCAAAATGTCCTCTAGGTATTTCTGCACATAATCCTGTTTACTCATTCCTTCCCCTATCCCTGCTCCAGTCATCATAAGCCTCCTTTATAATTCTCTTTAACCATCTAATTCCACATAGCCAAGCCCCCTGCAATTAGTGCATTCCTTATCAAAGATATACTTGTGCCCCTTACAAGTTGGGCAGGTTTTGACTTCCCGTATGTCGTGGAACTTACTACCCCCCCCTATAATCCTAAACCCATATGTCTTATTCTGAATATAGGACTTTGAGCTTTTGACATACATAACAGTTAGCCTCTCATTGTCTATGGTCATATAAACACTAGCGAAGAACGAACCCCAATCACCCCCGACGCCAAAGGGCTTGCCGTGAGACTTTTGGGTGAAGATAATCGCAATACCGTCTCTTAGTGGTTTCTGTATGTCTTCCACCTTGCTGGCAATCTCCCACAGGTTCTCCCGAATGTGTATCCAGTCTATTATATTAAGGGCGTTGGGTAGAATATAGTCTTCGTGTCTCTCATAAACAGGAAGTAGCTCAAACTTGGGAGTGCCATCCCCATTCCATATGTCTACCCAGTTAAGCCTACCAATTCTCTTCCTGAATTGATACGGCTTGTATTCATTCACCATCAGCCGACATTGAGGGAACTTATCCAGATTATTTACAAGGAAATTATACGCCATAGTTGTCTTACCCATATTCTTGAGACCCGCAATAACTATAATATCCCCCGAACATATCTCAATGTTCTCATCAAACCCGAATGAGCTATTATCATCAACCCCATAAGGCCAGACCAAATCTATCACCTTTCCCTCCGTCCCATTCCACCACTTAATCGGCTCTATTGGCGTTACCTTGTGATACCAGCCCCGCCTGAGCCTCTTTAATATCCCTGCCTTTACCCACCTCTCAAACGCTTTATATAAAAGGTCGCAATCAGCATCAATGTTATACTTTCTCCTGAACTGCTCAATGCCAAACTCCTCCTCCTCATTACCTAGCCACTTCTCAAGCTGTGCGGTTGTTAGTTTCTTTATAGTATCCATTGTCAGTTTTGTCAGTTTTCTCCCTTCCCGTCAGTTTTGTCAGTCGTTGTCAGTGCCTCGTGCCTATTTTGTCAGTTGTCAGTTTCTCTACTAGCTTGCCCCCAGTCTTACTCCTGACAACCCCCTATAATATAAAGAGTTAATTATTTATATAGTATCCGTTTAGGCTTAATCGGTTGCCTATTAAATCTTCTCGATAGATATATGAGGTGACCTTTGAGTTCTTGGAACTCGTCTCGTGTTACCGCACCGATTGGTATGTATTCCTTTGTATCATCCCATAATGTTTGTAGCTCTTCGGGGTTGTGAGTTTTAAGCCATTCGGTTACATCCCTACTCCCCAGTTCTAATACTTTCAGGGATTTAGCCCAGCCGTATAAAACATTGGCTATCTTCTCGGCGTGCTTCCTACCTGCTGTATCAGCATCGGGAATAATTGCTATCCTTGCGCCCTTCAGTGTTTCGGTATATTGTGGCTGCCACGCACTAGAAGCACCACCCGATATGGAAGTTGATACCAACCCATAGGCTTCTAAATTCAAGCAATCTTTCTCTCCCTCAACAAAGAAGACTATTCTATCCTGGGAGATGGCGTTTAGAAGTTCTGGCAATCTAAACAAAACTGGCTTTATGCCGTTTAAGTTCCACACATACTGACCATCAACTATGCGTCTCTGCTTGAAGTTCTTGGGGAAGTATCTGACAACTTGATACAAAGGGTTGCCATTCTCGTCTGTATAGTTGTAGACTTCTTCCTCTTGTGGTGTTTTAGGGTCAAACTTAATATCAAGTGCGGTTAGGATACTTCCAAAACTACACCCCGCAAAACAGTGGAGAAGGACTTTACCATCAGCCTCCCTTAATGATAGGGAATTATGGGCATCATCGTGGGCGGGACACAATGCCGTATATCCACTACCCGACTTTCTGACTCCGCTTAACTTACCCAAAACATCATTAAGTTCAATCATTTGTTCTCCAATATAAACCTTGCTATTTCGCCTGCTTCTCTGGGATTGAGGATGATAGTTGCTACATAATTCCTAGCCTCTGTCTGTTTGTCCACCCTAGTTAGACTAAACCTCTCCTCGTCCCGCCTGATTGTTACTTTCTCTACACTATTGTCGGTGATAACTCTTTCTTTCACTTTCCCCTCCCTATTCATTTCGTTTCCTCCCGCCCTGCGGGGCTGGTGACGCCTAGCTATGTTCACTCACCACTTGCCATCATAGCCTCACCCCGCAGGGCTTTTGTGGATGGGCTTGGCATTTCAACCATATCCAGCAGTTAATTATCAGATACTGCCCCATCCCCTATCCTGCGGGACTGGTGGTCATCAGACTATGCGAACCACCTTTGATAGTCTTCTCCTGTCCCGCAGGGCTTGTTACCTGAGCCACCCTAGCTAATCCTCGCTTCGGGCATCCACAACATACACTGGACAGGGCGCATCTGCGACTCAGGCTTCCTGCCAGCTTATTTTCACCCAACTTCCTCTGTCTCTCAAAGCCCTATTTCTAGGGGGACTGGGAGCCGCTTCCACCAGCGACAAGGCTGATTTCTTCTGCTTTGTTGGTAACTGGCACTCGCTGGCTCGGCAAACTTCCCCTTCTAGCGGTGCCGATTTCTAGCCATTAGCGCATTGGGCACGGACACCAGCAAGCACTGGCTGGCAGTTTCTCACTACCACTTAGATTACCTTTGACCTCACCAGCTATTCAATTGTTACTCCTTCTCTATTTTGATATTTAATCCTCTTTTTGGATAAAGTGCTTGGCCACCATTTCATCAAATACAGATGGGTCTTTAACTGTAATATCTCCCACAATCCACCTGTTGATGACTTCGGCATAAGATAGCAATTTATCAGGCGCTACTATTCCCTGACCGACAAGCGTTACGGCATACGACATAGAAATAGACCTTTGTGTTTGGTCGCCATTCCGTTTTGGCTTGCCTTTTGTTTCACTTACGGCATCTTCAATTATCTTTTCGTGTTCGGGCAGCAGCTTGTTCCTACCTTGTGGCGGGAGGTTTGCATCTGCCACCTCTTTCCCCTTGTTGGCTAGTGCCTTTTCTATCTTCTTGCTTGCCTCACTAGCGGTTAGCTCCTCATCGCTGTAATCCTTGCCCGTTAGCTGTTCTAGGAATTTAAGTTGTTTAACTGTCGCTGGTGTTGTTGCCATCATTTACCTCCCATTCTTTTAATTTGGCTTGCCACACCAATCCTCTTTTTCTTGACACCAATGGCACCCCTCGCCATTATCCATTGTGGCGTGCTGTGGATTTAGGCGATAGCACATTGGGCAGATAATCTCGTCCCATACTTCCCTTATCCCATCCTGATAGTCAAGGTATCTCTGGCTTGGGACTTCTCCGATACAATCATCTTCTATTGTTTTTTTATGCGGGTTCATCCTTTACCTCCTCAAGTTGAGTTGCTATGGTTGCCTGTGGCTCTTGGAAAACTCTCACAAAATGAGGTGGGGATGCCCTTGCTATCTTTTCAAAGGCAGAAGTGTCGAGTTTAAGTGCCATTGTATGCTCAACAGCCCAATCAAAAGCAACCTTAATATCATATTCTAGCTTTGTCACCTCCCTAACGCCCACACCTGCTACGGGAGCCTTGTTACCCGTTTGGGCATAGGCTTCCAGTGTGAGTTCCCGAAGCCTTGCTTCTACTTCAGCCACCTCAGCGCCAGCTTGTGTTAGGGCATCAAACAACCCCTGATTGGCTTTATTCCACTCCTCTAATAGCACGTCCCTTTGGCTCTTGAGTTCTGATGCCCTCCGTCGTGCCTTCACTACAAGTCCGATTTGTTTCTTTAGTTCCTCACTCATTATTTTACCCCCCATTCTTTTAATTTGGTTTGCCACTCCTTGCCACCGCCCGACCAGTTAATGTCGTGTATTATATTTCCATTGTTTATCCACTCCGCCACTTCCCTTATCCCATCCTGATAGTCAAGGTATCTCTGGCTTGGGACTTCTCCGATACAATCATCTATCAAAAACCTATCGTGTGGATTTGGCATCTTCTACCTCCTCCTTGAATTCCCGCAGTTGCTTTCTAAGGCAGGTCTCGGTGTTGTCTGTCTCCCAGAAACAGGGATAGCCAGTCTTTTCCCATAAGATGAAGCCTACCTCATCGTCAGAGGCGTTGGGGAAGTATTCTCTAACCACCTCGCCAAATGTTTTGTCTTTTGTTTTGGGGTGTGGATTCATTTTTCCTCCTCACTTGCTTGTTCTATTGCCCTAGCGAGAAAGGCTAACATCTTGCCAATAAAGAACGGAGCATAACCAAAGTCAGCCATTTGCTTAAAGAATTCTCGGTATAATTCCATCTCGTCCTCTTCGCCTAACTTATATTGCCCATTTCTCAGCATTATTTCCTCCTCGGCGTATTTTGGCCCCACTCACACGACCTTTGCTTCATACAACTTATTAGATATTCTGATATGGGCTTAGTTTTCATTTTACCTCCAAGTTCGGTGCTTTTCGGCGATCCATTCAATGCCATCGTATTCTTCTATTTCCCACTCAACATTATCGGGGATTTCAATAACCTTTAGTTGGGCGGCACGACCACTCGCCTTATCACCCAGCTCCCCTATAACCCTAATTAAATCTGGGTCTGCTCTAGGTATGTCCCTATCGGAGAAATACAAGGAGTTGGACTTTGAGAACCTGCCCGTCCCAACAGGCTTTTTGTTCTCTTCTGTTGCTATCTTCTCGTATTCATTTTCGGGAACGGTGGTGTAGTGAATGAGTATGCGAGGATTATCCAATGTTGCCTTCCCCCTATAAACCTCCTTGCTAATCTTGTCTATCCATGGATAAAGCCTCATCCCCTTTAGCTCGGCATACCTCATAACCCCCTCGTGGCTTAAACCAAATCCGCCATAACAATCATTTATAACTACTTTCATTTTACCTCCTTCTTGATACACTTCCAGCACGCCTTGTCTAATTCGTTTTTCTTGTTTATAAACTGGTAGAGTGTTTTAACTTCTCTTTTACAGTATTTACATTTAAGCGGAAGTTCGTTTGTCATTTTTAACCTCCCTTACCCAGCCTGCTTTGAGCATATCTTGTTGCCCATCACTGTAAGCGCTCAATTGAGCCGTGAAACCACGCTTGTTAGGATTGTATGGATTTTCTGGCAACTCTGCCTTCCTATCTACAATCGCTAGTTCGGGGATGGAGAGGATTTGGTCTATTTGGTCAGGCGAAAGGTATGCCTTTTGATTGCCTGATGGTGTGCCAATCTCGGTATGAACCCAAGATAACTGTTTCTTTACCCTATCCCTTATCCCTGACATCTTTCAACCTCCTCATATTCTCATCCCCAATTTTTCTCTCACAATTTCCGCAAACTTGTAGCCATTCCTTCTTGCCATCCCTTGTTCTATATAGAGCAAACTTCGCCTCTGACTTACATCCCTCAACTTCGCAAATTCTCATCTCTTCTCCATTAACCTTACCATATACATTACTCTTTGTCAAGTTCTAGTTCTTATTCCTTAAACAGACGGGAATATAGGGATAGAATATGTGTTTTAAGACATACATCATAGGCTCATAGGCGTATGTTTCCTTTATATCCCATACCCGTCCACAATCCAGGACTTTATACAATCCCTTCACTTCATAAGACAGAAAGTAATATGTTGTGCTTTTCATTTCCCCACCCCGTTATTTGCCCTGATAGTATAGAGCATTAAAGCTCTTTTATCTTCGGGCAATCTACTAAGTAACATTCTAACCAACGCTACCCTGTTACAGAATTTAATCTTTTGCGATTCCATACTCTCCACTTCCTAGAGTAGTATCTATCCCTGTTAAACCTTGTCTTGAATTTCATTTACCCTCTGCTTTGGCTAGGGCTTTTCTCATTTTATTCCTGTCTTTATCGGATAGTCTCCCATACAGTTCTGGATGTCCATTGAGCACTTTTAATGCCTCATATAAATCTGATATACTCTCGGCTACTGCCATTGGTTTATCGGGGTTTAGTTTAACACAGGCGTTGACGGCAGAAACTATAAGGCGGGCGTTGGCTTCAGCTTCGGGCTGGAGTTCATTTATCCAGACTTCCGCTATAATCTTATCATCTGCCCCAATTGTAATATCTCGCCTTGAGCGCCCCCCTATGTGCCATTCCCCCTTTGTATACATCTTATTTACCTCCTAGTTTTTACTAAAATCCGCCGCTTCTAATCTCTCTAGCGGTCGTGTCTGTTTTACCCAATTCCTCAAGAGCATCTTATAGGTCAAATCTTTTGCTTTGCCTGTATATAGTAGCATTTAGTCCTCCCTATTGGTTCTAGGTAGTTCCCCTATTGTTATGCCAGTTTCGCCTATGAGCCTAAATTTACTAAAGCGGTTCAGTATTCTCATTTCAATTATATCGGAATTGAAATTGAAGTAGTCCCACATTTTGGGCGTTGTGCCTTGTTTTATTGTGTGATAGTGTTCCCCATCTGGTGCAAATTCAACCCTGGCCCTCATCTCCTTTTCCTCCTTATTATTCTAGTCCTACCCAGCTTATCGGTTAGCATATAAGCCATTTTAGCCCTCCTGTTTAGTTGCCACTAGACACCCAAACGCCTCCGCTCTTCAAGAATTATCATTGCCTTTATGTCCTCCCCCCTATCCACAAAGAAACTAGCAACATCCGCCATTATGTTTCCACAAGTAAATCGGTCAATGTTATCAGGCAACTTTACTAAATCACCCGTGTTTCCACAATGTAAAACTGTCTGCTTGAATTCCGCTTCCGTCATTTCATCCTCCTTACTTAATCCCTTGCTGGACTCACCAACCTGAGTTGCCGAGTCCTCTGTAAGATATTAAGTTGTTTTTACCTCCTTTTGTGTTTGAATACTAAACCGGCTGTCAAACCCCTCTTCGGTGCCAAACTTACTGACCCATAACTTACGGTAAGTGTCGTAAGCCGCCATAATCTCCCTGATTATCTCCCTGCCCTCCTCGGCTGTTATAGCTTCTAATCCTTTCATTTTCCTTAACTCCTCAATAGTGGGCGGGTATGTTTTTATTTAGTGGGCTTTAGCCCTACCAATTCCTTTCGGGATTTGCTTTTCTTTTACCCACGCCTCTCGTTCAGCCTTCAGTAGCTGGTAGTGCTCGTCACAGATAAAATACCAACCACCTTCCCTGAACTCTACGCTATGTTGCGGGTAGCCACAGTCGTAATGTATGCACCCGTGGTGATGATACTTACCATCATAGAAACATATTTGGGGTTTGCCTGGATTAGGGCAATCTTTTACTGCACACAAATTCACCAACGAACCCCCTTCCTACCCGCCCACTATTCAGAAGTTAAGTTGAACCGTATCACCATTCCTGTGTGGCGTTCAACCTTGTAACTTATTCAGTTGTTAAGGTGCCTGATTTGATACTACAAGCCTACCATAGCCTCGAAAGGTTGTCAAGTAGAACATCTGTTCGGTTGAGCCTAGAGTTTACATAATCGGGTTGAGATAGGCACAAAATAGATTTCTCAAAAGCGCCCCACAGTATAATCGGATTGTTGATAGCCATCTTGTGTAAGCGGATTGGGTGTCAACTAGGCTAGGGTGTTATCTCAACCGATTGTTCGGTAGCAAACTATCTCATAATATGGTATAATAGAAGATAAATAGGTGTGCTTATTAAATTAAGCGGGAATATAGCCGTTTTAAGGGCGGGTCAGGGCTATAAGAGGAGTGTTACTTTGACTGAAGATAATCAGACTGAAAAACAATCACCGCTCAGTCACTTTGGGGATAAGCTAAAGCAGTGGAAGCCTGGGGAGTCTGGTAATCCAGGTGGCAAGCCAAAGGGCAAATCCATCACAGCTGAACTCAGGAAGCTATTAGACAAAGGCACGACTTCAGAGGAATTAGCGCAGATACTACTTGATATGGCCAAGACCAAGACGGGCAGGAATCAGCTTGACGCCCTTAAGGAGGTATTAAACAGAAGCGACGGCAAAGTTCCCGATACTCACAAGATAGAGTCGGACGTTCCCATAAGCATTGTATACAAACAGGTAGGAGGTAGAGATGGACAAAGCGTTACAAAGGGAGAAGACGAGGGAGAGGGTTCGCAAGCATAGGGCGTTACAAAGAAGCGTTACAGAGACGGCTGATAATGTAACGCAAAGCCCTGATAGCGTTACAGAGGGCATAGATAATGTAACGCTGGGTGTAACGCATCCCGTTATGAAGTATCTCATTAAAGAGGAGAGGGTAGACGACAAGCCCACCAACAGGGAGAAGATGGAGGGCATAGTAAGAAAGCTCGGAGACCACAGGCAATTAAGCAATGTATACTTTGGATGTGGTAAGTATTCTTTACCAATGGACGCAGTAGGTGAGTTATTAGAGATAACTACATAATGGTATGAGGCGCACTAGGATAAAAATCTAGGCTGTTATACGGTAAACTAATGGTAAAGTATGGTCTGAATATAAAGGCACCCCATATAAGGGGGGTGGGTATCTATTATGGTGCACCGCACACAGAGAATTCACTAAAAATGATTACTTAACATAACTAGGTGGCGGAATAGGTAGAAACATGGGATTTACAGACATACTTGGATGGGTGTTTTTGGGCACAGTAATTTGCTGTATTATTGCTGGTGCCGTGATATTTGTGAAGAAGGTTAAACTTTATCCATAGGGTGCAAATCCCTAGCCTAGTTTTAGAAGAAAGGAGAGCAAAGTGAAAGAGTGTGAAGTTTTAATCCAATTTCCGATTACCAGCAAGGAACAGTTAGAACACTTATTCAATGCGGGGGATGAGCTTAGAAAGGCGGGGGTTACTTTTGACACTGGTGCGGGGTGCGGTAAGCGGGATTGGGAATTTGACTGGAGTCTAAGGGGGGCAAAGGTCTTATTCAAGAGATTTAGTGACGGAAAGCTCCCTTCGGGCAAGCCCATAAATCCCTAGCCCTAATCAAGCTGTGCACGTTTATAAGATACACCGAGGGAACCTTGGAAAAGGGTTGAAGTAACTGGCTTGCATCTAAAAGAAGAATGATAGACAGAATAGCAGATATAAACAAAATCGTTCTTGAGCAGTCTCAGGAGTTAAACCAGCGCTTTACCAAAGAGGCGATGATTATCTGGGACAAGGGCGAGACCAGTATTCCTTCATTTGAATTATTTATCAAGTTATACAAGATATTTCGCTGGGAAAATTACGAGATGAGGAATTAATAGGAATAATTAAAAGGAGGGGGATGCGATGGAGAGAGGAGTAGCAGTAAGAGAATGGTGCATCGAGAAAGCCATACAGATGAATCACGGGGTTGGCAACGCAGGTAATGTTTTGACCACTGCCAAGATATTGGAGGACTATCTCAACGGCTTGGTTGAGATTGAACCCGTATCGTTTGATGGCATAAAGATTGTATGTCCACCGAAACCGAAGTAATTGAAAGGGAAATTAGGGTAACGCCCGTATTTGAGAGAAACAGGAACTCCACAAAGAAGACGATAGTCAATGTGGGGGGATCTGGGTCGTCAAAGTCCTATTCGGTAGCCCAGCTTTTGATTGAGAAACTTATTACCGAAGACAATAAAAGGTTTGTTATCGCCAGAAAGACGATGCCTGCCTGTAAGAGGAGCTCCTACGATTTAATAATTTCCTTTCTGAAAGAGTATGGGATTTACCGAGAAGACCATCACAATAAGACCGACCACATTTATAGGCACAAGAATAATGAGGTTTTGTTTCTGGGGCTGGACGAACCGACCAAAATCAAGTCCGTTTCAACGGGGGTGAATTATGTCTGGCTGGAAGAAGCCAACGAGTTCACTTACGAAGATTATCAAATGTTCTCTCTTCAGGTAAGGAGGGCGAATACCGAGATGAACCATATTTACCTGACTCTGAATCCAATAGATGAATCAAACTGGATAGCGAGGAGGCTCGTCAAAGAGAGTGAGGTTGAGGTTATTCACTCCACATATAAGGATAATCCGTTTCTTGGCGAAGATTATGTCCGAATGCTGGAGAACTCAATAAACGAGGATGAGAACTTCTATCGGGTTTATGCGTTGGGAGAATGGGGGAAATTAGAGAATTTAATCTACCGAAATTACAAAATCATACCCGAACTCCCCGAAATGGAGGGGGCTAAGTGGGCTTATGGGTTAGATTTCGGGCTTATCAATCCCTCGGCCGTTGTCAAGGTTTATCTCTATGATGACAGATTTTATTTAGAGGAGCGCCTTTATAAGACAGGTCTAACCAATTCCGATATTATAGAATTTTTTTCCCACGAAGAGAAGGGCGATATTTATGCCGACCCCTCTGCCAAGCAGATGATAGAGGAGATATTCAGGGCTAACCTGAATTGTTACCCCGCATTTAAGGATGTTAAGGCGGGAATTGACCTGTGCCAGAGGCAGACTTTAACTATTCCCGAAAGTAGCGACCATCTTATTAAAGAAATACGAAGCTATCAATGGAAGAAAGACAAGGATGGGAATATTTTGTCCGAGCCAGTTAAAATGCACGACCACCTAATGGATGCGATGAGGTATGCTATATTTGGTATTACTGAAAGATACGGATTTGCTACGGCTAGACTTGGGGATAAACCGCAGAGTAAGCGTTCCAGTTTTAGATTCTAGGAGGAATTATGGATTTTTCGAGACGAAGGGTGTTATTGATGTCAGCAAGCTGGAAGAGGGCACTTATTTGTATAGTTCCCTATTTCCGCTTGTTAGGTAAATATGCGTGGCTTAATGGGAAATACAGAGCTCTACAGGGGAAGTGCTTTTGGTATGAGCATATTCGCAGAAGGAGTTATTATGATTGATTACTTAAAGAAAGTAAAAGAAAAGAAGGACGAGCAGGGCGAATTAGAGGCACGCTGGCAATCAGATGAAGACCTGCTTTATCTAAAGAAATACATAATGAGGGATGCGGGGGGGGTGAATGCCGTCCCCGATATTGTCAACGTAACCCTGAATAGACCCGCTGTGTTCGCTGCCAATGCTATTGCAGCATTGGGTTCCACTAGCGAGCAGAGGGTTGTTTTGTCAGAGGATAAGAATGTAGACACGGCTTACATTGAGGGATTCATAAAGGCAGGCTTTGCTGCTGCCAACAATAGATTAAGGCACAAAGTTTTGCTAAACCCCTTTTCCGATACGCAGTTTTGTATTAGGGGGAGAACGGCACGCAGGGTATTGTTCAGAATGGAGAATGGTGTTTTAATCCCCGATATAGTTCCCTGGGATGGTCGCTTTGTAACCTATGATCTTGGGGAGGGTGGATTGGATTGGGCAGCATACGAGATGGAACGCAGTAAGGGCGCTATAGAATCCGAGAAATGGGCTATTAAGATGGGCTTTACCATTTCGGGGAAGAAGGCAAAGGTTCTTGATGTCTGGGACGCTGAACACAATGAGGTCTGGGTTGATGGTAAGAAGATATTTGAACAACCCCATACTTATGGATTTACACCAATAGTAGTTCAGGTTGTTTCTCTGGGGTATGGGGGGATATTGTTAAGTGAGGGGCATCTGAAGAACGAGGGGGAGTCAATTTTCTTTCTGATTAGAGAAGCCATCCCCGAACTATACAGATTAGTTAGTATATGGCAAACCCTTAATCTAAAATCAGTTAAACCCCCAATGAAGTATAGAAGTAAGCAGGGGGTGAAGGCTGTTCCCCCCGACTATGAAGATGCCACTGATATGGGAACAATAACCCCAGTTGATGAGACGGGAGATATAGTTCCCATAAATTACGGTGATGCTCAAAGGTCAGCGACTTTGGCTTTTAATATGATGAATGCAGCTATTGATGAAGGCACTATATCTCCAGCTGATTTGGGGGCGATAGAGCGACCGCCTGCATCTGGTGTTCGTGCCCTTATAGCTGGGGAACATATAAATAACCTACTCCGCCCTCGGTTAGAAGCAAAGGCTAATCTCAACAAGCAAACTGCCGAGATGTTCACTGAGCAGGTTATCCAGATTGGGGGCAGGGTGGAGATTGGAACTAGGGGGCACAAGAGAACCTTTGAGACCAGCAAGTTAAAGGGCGAGTATGATATTACTTACAAGTATACCTTTAAGTCGCCCTCTGTGGATGCTGGGCTTGTCTCGCTGTCAGCAGCCTATGGACATTTGATACCAGACAGGGCTAAAAGGGAGGAAATCTTACAGCGAGAAGACCCCGATGAAGATGAGAGGCAGTTGGATTGGGAGGATGCTGCAAGATTAAGCCCTGCCATAAAAATGAGACGTATTGCTAAATCTCTAATAGAGATGGGTGAGGATGAAGAAGCAAAGCTCCTTGCTGATGAGGCACAGGTTAATTTAGAAATGCTGCTTTCAGGCGATATATCACAGCAACCCAAGCCCGAAAGGAAAGAGGAACCCAAGCAGGTGTTATCACTATTTGGTGGTGCTACAGGAAGAGTTAGCCCTGAAGTGCCTGAAGAGGAGGAAGGGTGACGGACAAAGAGCTAGGTGAACTGTGGCTGAAACTACAAAATGCCAAGACTTGGGATGAGGCTCTTAAGATATTAAGGGAGGCTTTTAATGGCTAAATTCACAATAGAAGATTACGACAAGTTAATGGAAGATGTTAGACAAAGGCGTAGAAAGCCAGCTGGGAATTTAATTGAAAGATTAAGAGAAGCTGCCAGAAGGCGTAAGCCCAGATTGCCCAGATTATAGGAGATTAAATGGTAACTCTAAGACGAAAGAGCCGCCTAACTGAAATTGAGGAACAGCTTGCTGACGAAATGCCAGTTCCAGAGCGGATTAAATTAGAGCAAGAGTTGGCTGAATTAAGAGAGGCCGCTGTTGAGGAAGTTCCAGCTATTAAAGAGCCAGAAGTGAAGCCTATCAGAGAAGAGGTTGCCCCCCCCGATACATTGATTGAGTATCCTACCGTCCCCGAACCAGCCTCAATACTTGAGCGTATCTATCCCGAAATGTTTAGACCTGAAGCTAGTTATGGTTTTACCAAAGAGGAAATCCCTGAAATGGTAGCTCAAACCATTGAAACCTTTGCTACCGAAGACCCAGAAGGCTTCTTGGAAGATTTAAGGGGTAGGGGAAGAACCGCTGATGCCGAAGAGCTTTTAAGGGTTCTTTCCGCTGGGGCTGTTGACCCCACAGGGCGAGAATATACACCAGAAGAAATAGAGGGATTTATTGAGGAGGTTTTTGCCCCCCCAGAGCCATTTAAGATTCCCGAAGAAGGCTACCAGTTTGTTGAGGAAGTTGGGGGAATAGGAAAACTCTTCACTATAAGACCCGATTATTCCGTTGTATCGGATGGAGAAGATATTGGAACCTATAACCCAGATACTGGAGAAATCGCTCTCAAGCCAATGGTATCTAACAAATTCCTTGATGGCATTGAGACTGGGCTTCAATATGTAGAGGGTTGGTGGAAAACTGGCTTAATGGAAGCGGGTTTTGCTCTTTATAAGGGGTTAGAAGTAATTACCAGAGAGGAGAATCGCTGGACGAGTGAAGCAGAAAAAATAATGGATTCTGCTTATGAGAAACACGGCTGGAAGGCTGTCTTTTCAGATGAAGTTAATGAGGCTTGGGATATTTACTTTCAGGAGCGACAGGTTAGGGGGCCTGCTAAAATCATAGCTGAGTTGGCTAATCCTATCTGGTGGACTGGGGCTGGCGGACTGGCGGGCTTACTTGCTAAGCCGTTCTCCAAAATCCCCGTATTGGGTAAAACATTACAGGGCGCAGCCAAAGGGGTTCAAGCTACGGAAGAAGTGGCTCTCTTGCCTCTAACAGCACCGCTGAAAGGTGGGATTAGATTTGCGGGAAAGGCGATAGGTATTAAGCCAACTCGCCCCTTTTTAACGGATGTATTGCCAACCGCAAGCGAATTAAAAGCTACTTTGTTTAAGAATGATACTTTTAGGAAGGTTGCTCAACACATTCCTGGAATGAAATGGCTTGCTCCAGGAACTGTAATCAGTGAGAGATTACCCGTTACTTTAATTACAAAGCCTGAAATTGAGGGGGCTGTTATCCAGGAGATTTTACAGCGAACTGCCATACTTGAGATAGGGCAAGGAACTAAAGGGCAGGCCCTTGCTTATTTAAGAGAATTGGGGACATCAAAGGGGATTCTGGGTATTAAGAATGCTATGTGCAGCCCCAGAATGGTGCAACCGAGAGTTAGGGGGGCATCTTTAGCCTTGGGCGATGTAGTTCAAGCCCCCGAACAGTATATCTTCAAGCATAAATCGGGGTTTGAATACTGTAAGAGAGCACAACAAGTATGCCGTGAGATGTATGAGTTGGCTACCAAAGAAGGAATTGAAATTCACAAGGTTGGGCTAGAACCCTTTGAGGAATATGTTCATTGGGTATGCGTAGGTAAAATTGGCAAAGATGGCGTATTACAGATGGGGAGGAGAGGGACTAAGGCTGTTGGTGGTATCGTTCCTGCTATGAAGACTCGGCGTTTTGAGTCAATGATGGATGGTATTAAGGCTGGCTATAAATACTCTGACGACCTAGAAATTTATGTCTCCAGTTATGTTGGTGATATGTTCAAGGCAATTGGGGATAAGAGATTGGGTGACGGCTTGGCCGAAGTTATACCCAAGGTGGAGGGGATGCTACCCACCAAGCCGCTAGATAGATTGATTGCCCTTTATCCCGAAAGAGAGATAGCTTGGACGGGTATTAGAAAAGAGATGGCTGATGCGGGTTATGCCTTGTCGTTGGCAAATAGAGCCTTTAGGGGGGAAGTGCTTCCCGAAACATCTTTAAGGGCGTTGCAACGGCGTGCCCCTGAATTATATGAACAATTAACCAAAGCCCTTGCTCTTCCTAGAAAAATCGCCTTACGGGAAAAAGGAAGGCAGTTTGCCCTAGCCCAGATGTCTAGGGACTTGAAGGGTAAGGTTAAGGAGCTAAAGCCTGATTGGTGGAAGGCTCGGTTTGAAAGAAGTGAGGCGATGCAAATTGTCAGGAAGCCTATTCTTGGCAGGGAGGAAGGGTTTATCCGAACCGCTACTGGTCAAGCTCATCCGATGTTCCAGAACCAGATATATCCCAAAGTTATTGCCGATCAAGCCACTAAATTATTAAGTGAAGAAGCTGCTGCGTTTTTCAAGGCGACTGCTGGAATTAGTGCTGCTGGGCGAATGGCAATCGCCGTTCTAGATATTTCGGCTTGGTGTATTCAAGGGCTTATAGCTCAATTTGCCCATCCCATCAAGGCAGGGAGAGCCAATATTGCTATGATTGAAGCTCTTATTAAACCAAGCTATTTCCAGAAATATTTGGTTAAAAATGCGGTATCAATGAATGAACGCATTGGGTTTCTGGGGGCACAAAGACCGTTTGAGTTCTTTGAGTCTATGGGCTGGTTGGTAAAGATGGCGGGCAAAGCACCTGGTGGCAAAATAGTTGTTGGTCAAACTTTTGGTCGTGCTCAAGCTTCCTTTTCAATGTGGGCTACGGTTTATAAGGATTTAATGTGGCAGGCTTGCAGTAAAAGATTTATTAGAGGTGGGCAAGGTGCTGAGTTTGCCCGTTACTTGGATAGAATGACTGGGATGATGTCATTTAACCAACTCGGTATGCCAGCCAATGTGAAGGCATTTCTGGCAGGCTGGGTATCCTTCGCTCCCCAATATCGGTTTTCGGTAATCAGTTGGTTCGGGGAACTTTTCAAGGGCGGTATGGTTGGCACTATGGCTAGACAAGATTTAGCCAAACTGATAGCTGGTGCAACGATTGCTTATACGGCTTGGTGTAAAGTAACCGATAATCCAATTTACCTAGACCCCTTTAGGGATGGCAAGAAGTTTATGGCTATCAATGTGGATGGACATTGGATTGGCATTGGGGCTGCTGTGGTGAGTATGATAAGGGCTTCTACCGATATTGCTGCTAGTGCCTTGTCTATTGGCGAAAATGAGCCAATGGACTTTCTTACTTTAGATAAATGGCAGAACCCCCTTATGCGAATGTGGTATGGTCAATCTGCGGTATTGCCCAAATTGATTACAGAGATAGCTCAACGAAGGGATTACTTGGGCTACCCAATGGAATCGCCAGAAGATTGGGCAAAATGGGCTGCTGAGCAAATTACCCCGATTTGGCTTCAGGATATTTTCTTTGACGAAAGCGGTGTCCCCATTACACCCACATCGGTTCTGGGTAATTTCGCAGGTCTACGAACCTCACCCCAGACCAGGTGGGAAACCTTAAATGATAAAATACTATCCCTCAGAGCGTGGGAGGTTGTTTCGGATTTAACTGATGAGCAACGGGAGAAAATAGAAGGTAGGCTTTTCCAGCCAGGGGAAAGTGTTCTAAGTGTGCTTGATAGATACCAAAAAGCAGAGATGTTTAATGCCTTTGCCGATACTAACCCCGAACTAATAGAGCTTTATGAAAAAGCGGTTGCCGATGCCTTGAATCGTAGCTCGCAGATTAGAAAGAATTATGAAACAGCAACTACATCAATTAAAGAAGAGGCTGTAGATAGTTTAACAAGAGCAATAGATATTGGCGTTAAGTTAGATGGCAAAGATACACGATGGTTGCGGGATAGATACGGCGATATTATGAATATTTATGGAGCCAAGAATGACATCCTGCGAGATGTTGAAGACTATCAGGATATGTTTGATGAATGGGACGAAGCTAGGGAGAAGCGAAAGCCCGAAGCGGAACTGGTTGATTTAGCTTATTGGGAATATATAGAGGATGTTGTCTCCCCCGATTATGAGCTACCTAACGGCGATTTTGACTTTGAGGCATACGATATAGCCCTAGCGGACTTCAAGGATAAGTGGGGTGAAGAGATTTACGGTAAGATTTCATATATTCTTGAAAACAACAAGGCGGACTATCCTGATTGGGCAGTTAAACTCTGGAAAGATAGGAAAGAATTAAATGAAGGTGGCTATTGGAAGTTACCCTACAAGTTAATTTCCAAGATGGATGAGGATGATAAACTTGAGGGCAATATTCCCACAGAATATCTTGCTCTATGGGAGAGACTACAGATAGCCGAAGACAGGGAAGCCTTTATAGAAGCTAATCCTATTCTGGGCAAAGATTGGCGTGTTGAGTTTAGGCTGGGTAGCCCCGAAGATGATGCTCGGCTGGCTCTCTGGGGATATGGTGGCAAGTTACAAACGAAAGAGGCTTATAATCTAGTAACTAAATGGGCGGAGGAATTGGGTATACCATTGGAGCAAATAGGATTAGGTCTACCCCCATCTAATCTAATAGACAATTACTTTGAGCTTAATAAGATAGTTGCTGAAACAAGCGGAAGTAGTATTGAGGCTAAATTATTCAAGCTTGAGCATCCCAAGTATTTAGAATGGGGGCTTGAGCAGGGAATTTGGGGGGATGATTTATCCGATGAAAGCATAGATGCCCTACGACTTAGAGACAGTAATAAGGATTTGACTGCTGAATATGAAGCCCTTAGTGATATTGAGGATAAGAAAGAGAGAAGCGATGCTCAAAAGGAGTGGAAGAAAAAGCATACTAATTGGGTAGATGATATGAGGCGGGTAGATATGTTTGAGTATTCCATAGACTATCCAGAGGCATTGGGATTGGTTGAGGAGTTTGTGGGATACGGCAAGGTAGCAGATAAGTATGGGGGGATTAGCTCGCAGGCTAAACTGTATCGCTTCAGGCACGAGGGGCTTAATACTTTTGGTATGAAGAAAGACGATGAGGGCAACCCCCTAACATTCGGCTGGGATGAACTTGAGGTGGATAAAGTTCCCATTTGGCAGATTGATGTTGATTATGCTAAACAAGATGAAGAATATCAAGCCATTTTGGATAAATATGAGGGCAAAGATGAAACTGTAGCCACTAACGCTTACTTGTATGACAAACAAGGCAACCCCACAGAGTATTGCCTAAAGAGATACGAGCGAAATGCCCTGGAGATAGGGTTTCCCACAAAGTTAATTGATGCCTATGTTAGGTGGTATACAAGCCCCGACCTCAAAAAGCCCGATAGTTGGAAGAAAAAGACGGGAACAAGCGAGTGGTATGAGGACGATTGGTTTCTAATAGAGAATCAGGACTTCTATAAGGCTATGCGTGATAAGGGTATTTTCAAAGAACGCCGAGACTTCCGAAGGGTTCCATCGAGGGAGGTGTTTGCTCAGTATTTGAAATATTTGGATAGACCAACAGGCAAGTTTAGGGATGACTACAGATGGAAATTGTGGCAGGGGAAACAAAAGGACTTTGAGGAGTGGCTACTTCTTACTGGTAAAGTAACCGTTCATATTAAAGACAAGAAGTTAAGAGAAGAATTAACTCCCGCCGAGGAATTTAAGGAAGATATTTGGAAACGGGAAAAGAGATTTAAGGAATCACTTGAAGAAATAGAGGAAAAATTAAAGGAACTAGGGGATTAGTATTCATCAGTTAAATAAACGCCCCAAAATTGATTGTAGTGCGTTAGGCAACATTTGGAGAGCGGGTTGATAGACAAAGATGGTAATGTAAGGTGCGATGAGTGTGGTAGGCTATTTGGCATACTAAAGGATGGCAACCTGAGAATAGTCTGCCATCGCTGTGGGCATTATAGTGTTACTCCGCTTCTCAAGGTATATCAATCCCATAAGGTTATTACACTTGAAAGCAACAGGTCTCAAGATGTGGTATAATAAGGAGTAGGGGTGGGGAACTTGGCGATGTGGCATAGCTACCCACATTAGTTAGTCTACTCCAACCAGTAGACCAAGGCGAAACTGGTCTAGCCCCTTCCTTAACAATTAAATAGGACAGAGCTACTTAGATAGCCCATTTGGGAGAATCTTGAATTCCGAGTGGGCATTTTTATTTTAAAGGAGGAGGTTATTACCAAATGACATTGGGCGAACCAAATGAAAGGCAGGACAATCCTTCTGCTGAACAGGAGGATACCTCAAGCGAAACCCTAGAATCTTTTACAAAAGAACAGGTAGAGGAGCAAGTAAGAAAAGCCAAGAGTGATGCTTTGGCCGAAGTGGGAAGGTTAAAAAAATCTTCCGAGGATGCTATCAAGGCAGCCCGAGCAGCTGAAGAGAGGATAAACCGAATGCTCAAAGAGCAAGAGGAAGCCGAACTAGAAGCTGCTAGGGATGAGCCTGATAAGTTAACTGTAATAAGGGAAAGGCAGGCACGAAGGCAGGCAGAAGCCAAACTCGCTCAAATAGAGCAGGAACTGAGCGAAAAGGACAAAAGGATAAAACTACAAGAAGAGAAGGAGGCTGAATCCACGAAGGAGCGAAATGCCCGTGAGATAGCCGCTCGTTTTGAAGTTGATGCCAAAAGGCTAGTTAAGTTAGCCAAGTTCACGGATGGCTCTCTGGAAGCGATAGAGGACATTGCCAAAGACTTGCCCAAGAAGGGTGAAACTAAAACATTAACACCTGATTCTGGTAAGACAACTGGGGGAGGGCAAATCTACAAAAGTGAAGAGATACTGAAAACTCTCGACCCTTCCAAAATGACGCCACAAGAAATAAGTGACCGAGTGAAAGAACTTGATAAAGCGGAGAGGGAGGGGCGTATAAAATAAGGAGATTAAAATGGCTGATTGGCTAGATAGCACTACCGACAGGATACCAACCGACATAGTTGCGGGTTATGGTATCCCCAATATGTATAGTGCTAGAGTCATAGAGGCCCAGATGCACAATCTGGTGTGCGTGGGGGCTGTTGATACGACTTGGAGGGCAGAACTATACCGAGGTGCGCTGGTTTACATACCTGTTATGAGCAATATGACCGCTCACATAGTTGACCTTACGGGAGACTGGGGCGGGAGCAATGCCCATATGAACACCAATGTCTTTGATACTGGCGTAACCATTACTTGTGATGAGTGGTATGAATGTCCATTCCAACTATCTGATGGTGAAAGAATACAAACTCAAATTCCCGACTTGCTTGGCAAGGCAGCGAAGAACGCTGGCTATCAGATAGCGAAGGCTATTGATACAAATGTCAATGCCTTGTTCTCTGGGGGCTTGACAACTACTTGGCAGGGTTCGGATGGGCAGACCTTTAGTGACGACTTACTCATTAACTTGATGGAGGGGTTGGATGAAGCGGATGTGCCAAGAAGCGAAAGGTCGCTAATAGTTGACCCGTCCTGTCGGGCCGATATGTATAGAATAGACAAGTTTATACATAGAGACTACAACCAGACCTTAACGGGCGAGATTGGCAAGACACCATACGGGGATGTGATACTCATAACCAATAACCTATCTAATGCTACCACTGGCAACTATGGTGCGTTACTCCACAAGGAAGCTATTGGTTGTGTAATCCAGATGCCTCCGAAGGTTGAGACATATCGCTATGCTTCACGGCACAGTGATGTCATCAATGTCAGTGCCATCTTTGGCTCTGATGTTGTTCGCAAAACCTATGGCGCTGTTTTCTACACCAGAGACCAGGCATAAGGAGTAACTGATGCCTTTGTATGAATTTGAATGCGAGAAGTGTGTGTGTATCGTTGAAAAACTTCAAGCAATAGGCGATAAACCTCCCACTTGTGAAAAATGCGGTGGGGTTATGCGAAAAAGGTGTGGCTCCATCGCAATATTCAAGATGCCAGTGGCTGGTATAACTCCCCGAAGCAAAGGTTATAAGGAGGGATACAAAAAGGAGTATCTGAAAAGTAAAAATCAAGAGGCTTGGAGAGGAACTATTATCGGGCCTCAAGCACAAGGGTAAAGCCTTGAAGCGAATAAAGAGTCGCTGACCCGATACAGGGTTGCTCTAATTGGCGACTATAAATAAGAGGAGGAAAAATTAAATGCCACAACAACTACGAGTAAGTAGGGAGCTTGATGCAACGGGCGCAACGCTATTAGGGGTGGGTAATCCCTACATAGGCGCTGGTAAAATCTACTATGTGGATTATCTCTTGGGGAGTGATGGTTATGCAGGCACAAACCCTAATTACCCCTTACAACAAATTCAAACTGCCATCAATAAATGCAGAGATGGTAAGAATGATTATGTTTTCATTCTTGCTTCCAAGGACGCAGATGATGATGCGGCAGTGCTTTTCCAAGAGTCTGATGGGACTGCACTCACAAGAGCACATCTAATTGGTATCTCTAACCCTATGGCTACATTTGGTGTAGTAATGAGGGTTGACTCTGAAACCATCAATTGTATTGACCTTAATGATGGCGGCGGGATGTATTCGGAGATAGCGGGTATCAGTTTTGGTGGTGGCACAACAGCGAAGGGGGGTATTTCAGTAAGTCAAACTATAGGAACTTGGATTCACCACTGCGTCTTCGGTCATAGCTTCTGCGGAGATAATCCTGACTATGGCATTCTTGGTGCTGACCAGACCAACAACGAGGGCTTACAGATAACCGATTGCACCTTTTGGGGCGAAGGCGATAATGGAACAGGCAAACTTGATGCAGATGGAATCTATATGTATAGTGCTACCCCAAGCAAGAATGTCCTTATAGCTAGAAACACCTTTATGAGTTGTCCGGGAATAGGTATTCAGGGTAGTTACACGGGTGCCTTGATTCTCAATAATACCTTCAAGCTACCTAGTAATACGGCAGGGAAAGCTATCACTCTTATGTCCCATTCGTCAGGTTGCTGGATTGATGGTAATTCGGCCAACTTTGGGGGCACCGATGCGATGAGTGCAGAAGCGTATGTGGATGATGCGAGTGGTGGTGCCGATGCCAATACTTGGGGTCTGAACTACACTGGTGGGGCATTGGACTTCCCAGCATAAAGGAATAGGAATGCCAGTCTATGAATTCAAATGTGATGTGTGTGGAAAGGAAAGGGAAGTAATACTCCCTCTCATTGAAGCTGGCAAAGAACAGGAATGTGAATGTGGGCAGGCGATGAGGCGAAAGTTCTCGCCCGCCCACTTCACCATCAAGGTATATGGCAAGGATAAAGTTCTAAGCACGCTCAACAAAGAGAATGGCTATAACTTCCCTGGGGGCGATAAGCACAGGAAGCGATATTCAGAAGCTATGGCAAAGGGGTTGACTTACGAAAGGCCCTTAGAGGAGAAAGTTTTTCAAGGGTTCTAGGAGGGATGTGTGTTACTTTATCGGTGGTTACTCTGGAGTCCTATGAGGAAGCACGTGATTGAGCATATAAAGAAACCACTTATGGAGGCTATTATCAATATAGCCAACAGGTTCCCCCCCCCTACGATGGAGAATACCTGTATTCCGAATACTGCCAAACTGCTAAATATCAGAGATAAGTTCTTTGAGTATGAAGATAATGCGGGTAGGGATGCGCTGTTTCGGGCACTCTGGAGAATCTTCATAGTTGAGTATGAGCACGACCCCTATTACCGCTATCGTATTGACTGGATACTTGAGGAAGTAAATAAAAGTAATTGGGAGCCTAGAAAAATACGGAGAGAGCAATGCTGGAAAGAACCGATAAAAGAGAAGGCGGGAGTATTTACTCTAAAGTAATAGAGAACATAGCCTTATTTGCGGTGGGTTTTTTCTTCTTGCCGTATTTACTTTGGAATGCCTGGCGTGTAGTTAGAAACGCCAAGCGATTGGAGCAAGAACAACAGGAACTGGAATGTTGGATTAGCCCCTGGAAATAGGGAGGAATAATCAAGGCTTTGGAGGGGTTGGGCTTAAACCCCTCACCAAATAATCACACCTTCAGTGTGTGTGAAAAAGGAGGTGTATTTTGTTACACGGACAATGGGTTAGTTGTGCTATAGATGGAACGACCAGTGCTGTTTGCGACTTAGGGCGTGTCTACGAAAAGGTCTGTGTCCTACTACCCACATTGTCTTCGGACACCTGTAAAGTTCAAGGGTCAAAAGAAGGCACGAATTTCTACGACCTATATACTTACAATCCCGCAGATGGTCATGTTGATTTGATGCAAACGGAAGCGTCTGGTGATGGTGATTATTACTGTATCTTCCCCATAGGTGGATTTCAATTTCTTAAATTCGTTACTGGCAAGAGCGTAACTGATACCTTTTATGCTAGGGGGGTGAGAAGTTGATACACGGAGAATGGGTAGAGTTTGACATTACAGGCAAGACTAGCGATGAATGTGATTTAGGACGAGTATATGAAACGGCTATAATCCTTCTCCCCAGCATTGACTCTGGCACAATCACAGTTCAGGGCGCAAAGGAAACTGGGGTAGGTTACGCCGATTTATATACCTACAATTCTGCCACAGGGCTTGTTGTCCAGATGATAACAGAAGCTACTACAGGTGGATACTTCTGCATATTCCCAATAGGAGGCTATCAATACATTAAACTAGTCAGTAGCGTAGACCAAGCCGATAAGACTTTCTATGCTATGGGGGTAAGGAGTTAGATATGCCACATCCCAAAAGAGACGGAAGCGGAAGGGGAATAAGAGCCAATAGGGGTAGAGGCGGTTGTTCTCCAACACGGAGGATTGGCAAAGGCTCAAACAGAAGAAGATAACGGTTAATAAGGTTGTTGTTCCCCGATGATTATGTTATAATATAATCAAGGAGGACAATATGCCTTGGTCAAATAAAGAAAAGGAACAAGAATGGTATCAAAGGAACAAAGAGAAAAAGCGGGAATACAATAGGCGATGGCGTTTAGAGCATAGAGAGCAGAGAAAGATATATCAAAAGCAATGGCGTCAGGAGCATAGGGAACAGAAAAACGCAGCTAATAGACAATGGTATCGGGGGCATAGAGAGCTCGCAAACAGGATAGTAAAGAGGGCTAAGGATAAGCTGAAATTAGAGGTATTAACTTATTATGGTAAGGGTAAATGTGCTTGTGTGAAGTGTGGATTTAATGATGTAAGAGCTTTATCTATAGACCATATAAAGGGGGACGGTTATTTACATAGAGAAATCCTGATTGGTGGAGATTTTTATCGCTGGTTAAAAAAGAATAATTATCCCGAAGGTTATCAAACACTTTGTATGAATTGCCAATTTATTAAGAGGATAGAGAACAAAGAATATGTAGGTAAAGGTAGGAGGTAGATATGCCTGCTAGAAGTAAAGCACAACAGCAAGCAGCGGGGGCGGCATTGGCTGCCAAAAGAAAAGAAATCCCCGTATCTAAATTAAAGGGTTCGGCTCTCTCAATGTATAAGTCTATGACCATATCTGAGCTTAAAGAGTTTGCTGGGACAAAAGCTAAGGGATTGCCCAAGAGAGTTAAGAAGAAGTAGGTAAACTATGCCTTTATATCAATACTGGTGTCCTCAATGCCACCAAAGATTTGAGATGAATAAATCGGTAGAGAAGAGACATACTGCCCGATGCCCTAAGTGTAATAAAAGGGCAAGGCTTATGCCCTCTGCTTTCAGTTTCAGTTTTAAGGGTGGTATGTGATGGTTGACAGGATTGAGTGGGCATAAGACTATTTTCAGAGAAGAAATCATGGCGAGGTAAGATATGAGTCGCACCTATGCACAGATACAGGATTTAGTAGAACAGATGCTTCAGGACACTGGGGCTGCTACCTACGACACTACTGAAACAGGTTACTGGATTGAGGAGTCCTTAAAGGAACTTGCTCAATATGACCCGCATATAGTTGAAGTCGTATTCCAGATTGAATCAAGGACTGGGACTGATACAGCGGGAACAGCAAGCTCTCTAACCGATACCAGTGAGGCTCAATTCCTTTCTACCGACCCGACAGACGAAAAGGTAATTCATAACACTACTGACCACACTTGGGCTGTAGTTCTGGGTTATACATCAACTTCAGTTTTAACGCTCAGTGCCGATATTATGGATGACGGTGAGAACTACAAGATATACAACAAGCGGTGTTGGAATGAAAAGCAAATCTATATTGGTGATGTAACCGACTATCTTTGGATTGACTCGGTTGAATATCCCATTGGCACAAAGAGGAACTGGAAGGTTTATGGCGAAGTCCTTGAGATAGATGTTACCATTGTAGAAGATAGCGACTCTACCAAGACTGACCTTCCCAATGTTGATGTCCTTGTTAGGTTTGCCAAGCCACACAGGCTTTGTCAACTTACTACTTTAAGCGGTGAATTGACTGCTGACGAGTCTAAGGGGGATACCACCATAGCCGTTGATGGATTAGCACCTGCAACTGGTGAAGTGGAAATAGGCGATGAATTCCACCTAGAAAACCACAAGACTCTTTACGCTATTACCTCTGCCACAACATTGAGTGGTGGTGCGGGTGACATTACTTTCTATCCAGGCTTAGAAGCTAACGCTGCAGAAAATGATGATATAACCTTTACCAAGTCCACATTGAAGCCACAGCACGAAGAGCTATTCTGCCACCTAGTCGCAGCTAGAGCTGTATTGAGTGATAACATAAGACATATCAATGAGATTCCCAAAGGCGGGGCGAATGCCTGGTCGGATTATCAAGCTTGGGGAGAACGCAAATTAGCTGAAGTCTTGGGTAAATTAGAAAGATTAAGCCCACCAAGAACAAAGAGGATATATCCGAGGTAGATATACCACACAAGGAAAAAGGAGGAAGTAATGCCTAGAAAGAAGATGGCTAAGTTAACACCTTACGCCAAGAGGGTGTTGGAAGAAAGGGAAGAAGAAGCCTATAGGCTGGCACTAAGGGCTAGGGCTACACCGTCTTTAAGGAGAGTGATGGGGGGCAGATATACCGCAACGGGGGCAGCATTATCTGCTCAAACAGCCGCAGCTCGTGCCCGAACTGCCAAAGCCGAAGCGGAAATTTCCCGCAGGAGTGCCGAGTTAGCTAGTATAAGTGCTGAGCGTGCTCGCAAGAGGGCAGCGGCTGCCCGCGGAAGGGTAAGAAGAAGGAAGTAGACATGAAGAGTGTATTAAAAACTCTAACTACTCAGAAGGAAGAAGTCCAGAAAGAATTTGAGCAACTTAAAAAGGCACAGGAACAACTACAACAACAATTAAATCAGATTGTTACACGGCAGGTTGAACTGCGGGGCAAATATCAACAGCTGGAACAACTAGAAAAAGATTTTGGGGATGAGCCGAAGGAAAGATAATGCGGACTTTGTCGGATGCTTTAACTACCGCTCAGAAGGCGGGTGGTGATGCCCTATGCAAGCTCGTGCTTACGCTACAGGGCGATAGCACTGAATATACCTATGGATTATCTACCACAGATAGAATCCTCAATCTCTCCCACATAGAACAAGAATGGAGTCAAACCGCACAAGTTACAGTCAACGACTCAAGCGGCACATTGGCTGCCTTAACATTGGAGGGATGTTCTGCTGTTATCTCTTATGGTTATCATACGACCTCAGATGAGTATTCCGCTACTGCCCCCCTAGAAGTTATAGCCTCCAAGACTGATTCCCTTCAAGGTAGAATAGTAACCACCCTTAGTTTGGCTGGCATCTTCAATATGATGGGCGAGGATGAAGCCTCTGAAGCCTACACGCCAGACGATACAAACGGGGATACGGTTGAGACAATCCTAACTGCAATAGCCAATGCGACTATGACTTGCTTTGACCATTGCAAGTCCTATGCAATAACCTATGACGCTGGTTATGATACCGATACACAAATTGACACCTTTAAGCCCGCAGATTATTTCAGTGTTGGCTTTAAGGAAAGCAGATTATCGGCATTTCAAAAAGCACTGGCGTTTTGCAAATGTAAAGCTAGGGTGGAGAATGACTCTGGTGTTCCCACAATCCACATCTTCAAGCCCGTAACAAGTGGCTCAACTTACGATTACGAATACAATGATGCCTACGGAGACTACCATAACTTCTTTGATAAGAGTGTTAGAAAGCGATTAGTTATCCCCAATAAAGTTATAGTATCTTCTCACCCCGACCACTCCCCTCAATATACTGGTGAGGCGACCGAAACCTCTGGTGTTACTTATACTGCACTGGGCGACCGCTACATTACAGAACACCATTATATAAGAGCTACAAGTAATGCCCAATGCGAAAATCTAGCCAAAGCAAAAATCCAGAATTATGAACTGGCTGCTGAAAGGGGACACGGCACTGCCCCAATGAATTGCGGGCAGGAGGTTATGGACTATGTATTGATTGCCGACTCTAGGGTGGGTGATACTAGGGCTGGGAATATAGGTTTTATAAACAGGTGGTATTCTAATTATCCTAAGCAACCTACCAGATTTGGCTTTGAGTTCAGACTTGGAAGCCTTGCCATACAAGGCTTGGCTGGGACTCTGCCCCCAAGGGGCATAAAAATAATTGATGAGACAGCTACAACCCAAACAAATATACAGCTTTTGTATGATGAGTTGTCTGCCCAATACGATAGGCTAAATGAGTTGGCTGATGCTTATAATACACTACTTGATTATCTGATAAATAGGGAGGAGGTAATCCCCAAATTGCATGTTACTCACCAACTCATAATACCAGTATGGATACCCAATGCCCCTAGAATCACAACTCAGGCTGTCTCAGACATAGCTGCGACAACTGCTACAGGGAATGGGGATATAATTGATTTAGGCGTTCCCAATCCAACGGCATATGGGGTTTGCTGGGATACCTCTTCAAGCCCTACTATAACTGATAGTGAGAGTGGCAAGTGGGGTAAATCAGATGAAGGGGCAGCCACCGAAACTGGAGCGTTTACTACTGATATGACGGAATTAACAACTGGGACTTTATACTATGTTAGGGCTTATGCTACTAATACTGCAGGCACGGGTTATGGAATACAAGTAACTTTTACAACACTTTAAGGAGAGCTTAATGACTGGTAGTGGAACAGCAGAAGACCCATTCATAATTTCCACAGTAACCGACCTTCAAAATGTAGAGAATGACCTCACAGCTTACTATGAGCTGGGTGGCGATATAGATGCGTCTGCTACTTCTGGATGGAATGATGGTGAGGGCTTTGTCCCAATAGGTCAAGCAGATAATTTTACGGGGCAATTGGACGGTAAGGGGTATAACATTGACCAGTTATTTATAAATCTACCAACTACAGGGGCAGGTTTGTTTTGGGATATGAGGGGCACGGTCCAAAATGTTGGACTAACCAACTGTGATATAACTGGTAAATATGCGGGTAGCATCGCTGAGGATAATCATGGCGGCACTATAACTAAATGTTATGCGACTGGAGTTGTGGACGGAGGAGCACTAGGGTATGCTGGTGGTCTTGTAAATGCTAATGACGGCACTATAAATAATAGTTATTCACGATGTTCGGTGAATGGTAAGTGGGCTGGCGGATTTACCTGCTTGTGTGTTAGTGGAACGCACGATGATTGCTACTCCACAGGGGCGGTAACTGGCACATATACTGGTGGATTTAGCCAAACCGATGCGGGGACTACCACTAACTGCTTCTGGGATACAGAGACCTCTGGGCAAGATACCAGTGCAGGTGGAACTGGCAAGACTACAGCGGAAATGAAAACTAGAGCAACATTCGCTGATGCTGGCTGGGATTTCACTGCTATCTGGGGAATAAACGCTTCTCTAAATAATGGTTATCCTTGCTTCACACTATCAACTGGGGGGGAGTTAGCAGGGCTTATAGCCATAGTAGAAGAGAGGATTCACTATGTTGATGCCTATGGAGTAGAAAGATATATTGAGGGAACAGAGGTAGGCTAAAATGGGACAGTTTGATTTTACTACAGGGCAAACAGCAATAAAATTAGATGACCACTCAGCACGACACGAAGATGGTGGTGCTGATGAGATAAGCCTGACTGGATTATCTGGAGACCCTGCGGATACAATCAATGAGTCTCTGCTTACTACGCAGAATGATATTATAGTTCGTGGGGCGAGTATTGCCGAGAGGCTGAACATAACCGAGCAAACACTGGTAGGTAGGCTCACGGGTGGCAATGTCTCTGCCGTGGCTCTTGGTATTTCAGATAACAACATAGCCCAGATAGACGGAACAAGCAACGCCCCTGCCCCCCTTGATTATGCCAAATTTACCACAAGTGGGTTAGAGGGTAAGAGCTATCAAGAACTTGTAAATGATATTAGCGGGGTTATTAAGGCAACTGATGTAGAAGTTGCCGAATTAAGCACAGCCACCTATGATGATGTTCAAGACTATATAAACTTCTTCGGTGATAGAACATACCTGACTGGATGCACCATTACAGCCGACGGTGATGGGAAAGTATCGGTGGCTTCTGGAACTGCTTGGTGTAGGGAGTCGGACTCTGATACAGCGGTAGGTAAGTTCTTTAATTTTGCTGGGCAATCTGCCATAGCCTTGACTGATATGGTAGCTAACCTACTTTATTTAGATTATAACGCAGGCACTCCACAGGTGGTAGTGGCTACCAGTGCGTTAACTTATGGCTTCCAGCAAGACCATATCCTAATTGGTGTAGTATTCTTAAATGGAACTGATTGTCATATCCTACAGGCTGACCCTATAGGCATAGAGGGTGCTAACCGTTCTCATATGATGAGGGTAGAGGAAGGTGCAAGAAGGGCAAGCGGTATGGTTACTACCGCAATCGGGACTCGCAATCTTGCTGTAACTGCTGGCGTATTCCATCTGGGACTGAATAGAAAGACCACCCCGCCTTTCACTACTCCTAACAGTGGAACAGCTGACGACACAGAGGCTTATAAACTACATGATGCTGATGGTGGCTTTGTTGCCACTGATGTTGGTAAGATAGTTCACAATACCACTGATGACACTTATGCATTTGTAACCGCTTATGTAGATGCTGGAGAGTTGACTCTTGATTCTGACATATTTGTGAGTGGTGAGAACTACGATTTGGATGTATTCTCCTATTGGTATTATGACGGGGATTTGGAGACTCCCGCTTGGGTGGAAGTCCCAGGCTCTACTGCTATCAGCAACACCCAATATAACGATGTAGATACTGGGCTGGCTAATCTCACAGTTAATAAGTATGGTGTTCACTGGGTTTATATGGATTTTGGTGGGCACATCAATGTTGTTTATGGGCAGGGAAATTACTCAGCAAACGAGGCTGAGGTAGCGACTGTCCCTTCGTCATTACCCAATGTAGCTACCAACTTCTCTGTAATCATAGCCAAGATTATTTGCCAGCAGGGGCAGGATACTATGATTATTACCCACCCTTGGACTGAAATATTCTTATCCAGTTTGGCTACAGACCATGGAAGTCTAGGTGGATTAGGTGATGATGACCATCCCCAGTATCTATTAGCCGATGGCACAAGGGCTTTGTCTGGTGCTTGGGATATGGGTTCGCAAAACCTAACCAATGTAGATATAGATAGTGGGACTATAGATGGAGCTGATATTACTATTGGTTCTGGTAAAACCCTTGATGTATCTGCTGGAACTTTAACGCTAGCCGACAATCAAATAAGCGGAGACAAGGTAGAGGGCGGAACCATAGCTGCTATCACAATCTCTCAACTTACCCTTGATGCTACCCAATTAACTGTTACTGGTGCGGAGTTAAATCTCCTAGACCTTGCTGGCTTAACTGCTGGTGAGGTTTTAGTAGCCACTGGTGCTGCTACGGCAGCTTGGCAATCAACTGGGGTTAAATTAAGTGCTCCTGATATAAGTGGAGTAGTAACGGCTGCTAGTGCCTTGACTATGCCTGCTTTTACCCTTAACGGAACAGTAACCCTTAATGGTCAAGTCCTTGATGCTGGTAGTGCATGGGGGGCAGTTAATACCACTGGGGCTTTAAGGGGGCTTTATTTTAAGTCAACCCAAGATAGTGCTACGGGGGTGGAACTTTGGGGAGAACATGTTTCCGCAGCCGCCACAGATGATGATATTCTATTTCGTATATTGGCTAGTGGTAGGGATGATGCCCAAGCACCCCAAGAATACTGCAGGATAGATTTCAGGATAGAGGATGCGACCGCCGCAACCCCTGCGGGGAAAATGGAGTTTAGTTCAATAGCTGGTGCTTCTTGGAATCTCGGGATGACACTTTCTAGTGCTGGTGACCTTTGGATAGATAGAAACCTTGGGATAGGTGGAACTCTAACTGGGGTTACAACTCTAACAGCTACAACTGTTAATACAACCAGCCTTGGGGCTACATCGCTGGCTGGAACTCTGACTGGAGGGGCTAATACAATAAGTGGCAGTGCCTTTGATATAGATGGCGGCACAATAGATGGTGTAACTATCGGTGGAGCAGTAGCCCCCACAGTAACTAACTTAGGTGCTGTAACCACCTGCGATATTAATGGTGGCACGATAGCTGGAGTTACTGTGGATGGTGATTTGACTTGGAGTTCAGCACAGAGTGGTCTTACCTTAACTGCCCCCACCCTTAATGGAACTATTACCCTGGGTGCAACTCCAGTCTTTGATGCTGGGAGCGGAAATGCTCGGATAAATACCACTGGGGCACAAAAGGGACTGGTAATCCAATGCACAAATGATGGCACAATAGGTCCATATTTAGAAATGTATCAACTCTCAACCAGTCCTCTTGCTGGCGATACCATCTTCAATATCACAGCTTTTGGGGAGGATAGTGCAGACAATAAACAATGGTATGGTGAATTTAATTGTGTTATAGATGACCCAACATCTACAAGTGAGGATAGTTCATACAAATGGCGACTTATGAATGCTGGTGCTACTAACTGGGTTATGATACTTGATGGTGCGGGTGAGCTTTGGGTAGATACCTTTGTAAATCCAGATGAAGGGGTCAAAGTATCTGGCACTCAAGTTGTAGCTGCTCAAGGTGCTGCTGTAGCTGATGCCACTGATGCAGCGGATGTAATACTTAGGTTAAATGAATTACTTGCTAGATGCAGGGCGCACGGACTAATAGCGACATAAAGGAGGGTAGAATGGCAAAGCAATTAGAGAACCCATTTGAGATTAAGATAGTCATAACTGATAAGGGGACGGAGGTGGATGTATCAGCCCACTATGGTGTGTCTTGTGAGTATGGTAGCCTCGGAAGGAAGGGATTGCCAATAGAGCTTACAGCAACACAGGAACAGAAAGTGGTGGACTTAGCCAAAAATGTTATTCTACCCCAGATTAAAGAAAATGAAGGTATGGAATAGGGGGGGCAATGAGTAGTTTTCTAACGCCCTTGGTGGTCTCCCCAATGCCTGACGGGAGAAGATGGAAACTCTTTTATCCCTTCACCTTTGTGTGGCGTTCTGGGGGATTGAATATACGGATTGATGTTCCCAAGGGGTTTGTTACCGACTTCGCTTCGTCTCCTTTCTTTGTGTGGACATTCATACCGCCTTGGGGGCGTTATGGCAAAAGTGCGATTATCCACGATTTCTTATATCAAAACAAACTAACCCAGCCCAGAAATATCTGGGAGAGGATATTCTCTAGGGAACGCAAGGACGCAGATAGGATATTTTTAGATGGTATGAGAGTTTTGGGCGTTCCTAAATGGAAGCGGAAACTGATGTATTGGGGAGTTCGGGCAAGCGGATGGTTAGCTTGGAGGAGAAAATGAAACAAGCAGAGAGAGACGAACTATTATACAGGATGGACGAAACGGTCAAAAACATCTGGCGTGTTACCGAGCAACAGGAAAGACACCTTGAAAGGATAAATGGGCACTTGGAAGACCACTCCAAGAGGATAACTATTGTAGAGACCTTACAGAAAGAACGGAACCGTCCCAGTAAAAAGACTCTTGGCGGTTGGGGGGCAGTAATAGTCGCCGCTGGTGTGGCTGTCTGGAAAGCGTTTTATGGAGACTAAAGACCGAACTGAACTGAAACGCCTCAAAAGAGAATTACGGCAGGAGAGTTTTGAGAAACTCAAGCCGATTGGGAAAGACCTTGAGGAAACTGATATGGATTTGGCTGTGAGGATAGATGATATAAGAAGTGAATTGAAGACAAGACTAATACCGATAGGAGGGAACAATGAGGTGGTCTAAATTTCTATCAAGAAAGTTTCTGTTGGCAGTGGGGGCTATTCTAGCCGACATTCTAATAGGGCTTGGCTATAATGTAGACCCCGCCCTAATTGCCGAAATAGCAGGGGCGATTGCCGTTATCTATGTAGCCGTTGAGGGAACTATTGACGCTGTAAAGAAATAACCCCCCCTCTATTAGTAACCCCTGGGTTTGACCACCCCGACTCCTTACCGCTTCTTCTGGGTAGAGGCGGGGTTTGGCACACAATCTTACAGCACATTAAACATTGCCAGTCTTCATCCGTATTCTTTCCTATAAGTGGGCTTTTACACTTGGGGCAGTATTTCATAACTCTATATCGCTCTCTACTTCAAAGTAGATAATTCCTTAAGGGCTTATCGTATTTGGTTGGTTTCTGCCATTCGGGAAAGCCCTCTTTAATTGTGCCATCTGAGATTTTACCTCCCGTAGCCTCATCAAGGTCAACTGCTACTTGGCAATGAAAGCACATTCCACTTTGCCGAGTAGGACACTTTGAGCCACACCTTTTACATATCATCCCCTTCTCCTTTCGGCATATATCTGATACTTCTTATTCATTCTCTATATCATCCCTTAATAAGGGTTCTAGCTTGTGGGCAAGTTCCTCACTGGCCTCAAATATCTCTTGCTCGGTTGCGTATCTATATCTGGCTAATGCCTCCAACCTATAGGTTAGCAAGTGAAGTGCCTCGTGTTTCGCACTAACCCTAATATCGTTAAAGGGTTTATCTTTAACGGGGACTTTGCTATTTAACCACACCGTAGCACACATAGTAGTTTGGTTAACCGATATTTCGGCAAAGCTATCCCTTGTAGGTTCATACTTAAAGTAAATCCTGTATCCATTAAGCCCAAGAAGCTTACAGTATCGCAGAAAATACCCCTTAAATAAATCAAAGTCATCATTGTCTTTCATTCTTCACCCTTTCTATAGCCTCATTTATCATAGCCTTTAGAGTCTCACCATAGTCGTCCGATACCTCATCAATACATCTTGAGAAGGGGCAATTTGTCTCACAATGCGAACGGGCTTGGGGGTCTACAATCCTCAGAATGGTGGTGGCAAGGAGGCACCCCCTCCCGTCACGCCTATCCCTAGTTTTCCAGATATGCAGTAAATCCTTCTCGTTCATATCCATCTCCTTCTCCTTGCCCGAAACGCAGTTCCCATTTATTTTCTATCTTATGTGCTCTTATAGCTTGGCACCCCTTTCTTTTGCAAACCTGATACTCTATGCCGTTCTCTACAAAGCAATGCCAGATATGCGGTCTGCCATCTATACATTTAGACTTCATAAGCCTTCATTCTTTTATATCAATCTCTTTTATTTTTAGAATATCATAAAAGACCTCAAGGGCAGGGGGGCTTCCCACAAACTTTAGCCCTGCTTCTTTGGAGAATTGAAGAATAAGGTCGGCCTCTATGCCTGCCCCATAATGAGATAGAGGAGTGCTAAATACCAAGCGCCCAACTATCTTTTCCCTCAATTTCTCTGTATCATTCATCGGTGATGCTCTTGACTTGCGCTCATAAAATGGCCCGTAACAATAAGCCTTCATCTCTCATTCCTCCTTTAGGGGCAAAGTAAACCACCCCCGTCTTACCAAAAGTGCCACGATAGAATATCCCGCCGTGTCCATCCAGCTATCATCTACGGCTTCATTCTTGGGCTTCTTACCTTGCTTGTATAAGTTTTTAAGGCGGGCTATCTTATCATTTGTCCTGACTAAAACACCGTATTCCCCAAAATCCAGTATATTGGCTTGACCATAATCTGCCTGTTTCATAGTCACTAGCTCAGCGATTTCATCGGCAAGTAACTTACAAGCTTCCTCAAATGTTTTCGGCATCTCTACCTCCTCGGATATTTCCTTCTATAATACAAAGTGCAACCTAGCAGGGCAAGGCATAGGATAAATGAGATTAAATACCCATACCCCCAAACCCAGTAGTCACTACACCACGCCCTTGGCAATCTAATGCTTACGCTTATAAACAGGGCAACAATCCAACGGAGTGAAAAACTCTTTGTTGAGCGGGTTCGCCTCAACTTCAAGATTTGGTCTAAATTGCCCCACCATATAATCAGAAGCCCCAGTAAATAGAAAATATCAAATCCCATCTAATCTAACTCCGCAATCCTTTCGCCATCTAAATTATAAGCTCGGTCATTACACTTGGGGCAGAAAAGATATTCAGGTATGTGTTCAAGCCCACTAAAATATTCTAGAGGTTCTTGGCAGCGTGGACACCCCATCCTCTTTACTGCCATAATCTCTAACATATCTAATGCTTCCATTCTATCCATCTAATCCTCCTTATATATTATTCCCTTATTAACTACCATCATTTATCACTCCACACTTGCTACATTTATAATTGACATACCATTCAGTGCCATAATAACCAGTATATGTTCCGCTATTGAGCACTTGCACAAATCTTCCGCATCGATAGCATTGGAACGGGCGAGGTCTAGCACGCTTTCTCAATTCCACCAAATCTATAACTATGCGTGGGTGTTCCTGTGTAGGCTTATCCATCTTAACCTCCTATTATTCCCTTAACCAGCGCTCAATGTAAAAGCAAAAAATCGCACAACTCGGCATACAGAAAAGCACACAGATAACTATATGTAGAAAAAGGTCTAGTGTCATTTCTCCTCCAATAGGGCTAGGATTTCATCTTCAATATCAAAAACACCGTGATACTCCAATATTTCCTTTATCTTCTCCCTCAACTCAGGGCTATTCCTGATATGGGCTAGTTGGGCTTTGGCTATGGCTCTTTTGTAGATATAGCTTCCACTACTAATATCCTTCTGATGGTTGGGGAGACTACGATAAGTCTCCATCTCTACTTCGCCTATCTCCTC